CCGCATTGGTTCGGTCCCTTACGACCCGAGCTGCAGGGTGGATACCTGGTGGGATCTTGGTGTTGGCGACTCGACTGCGATCTGGTTCACGCAGTCTGTCGGCAGGGCGATCCACGTCATAGATTTTTACGAGAACAGGGGGGAGGGCCTTCCGCATTACGCGAAGGTTCTCCAGGAGAAGGACTATTTTTACGGCACCCACAACGCGCCGCACGATATTGAGGTCCGCGAGCTGGGCTCTGGCAAGAGCCGCCGCGAGACTGCCTGGGATCTAGGAATAAATTTTAGGGTAGTTCCGAAGCTGCCGCTCGAGGATGGGCTCCATGCCGCACAGATGCTGATCCCTCGGTGCTGGTTTGATTCAGAGCTCACCAAGCCGGGGCTCGAGGCGCTCAGGCAGTATCACCGGGCCTACAATGAGCGGCTTCGCAGCTTTAGGAACACGCCTGTCCATGACTGGTCGAGCCATGCTGCGGATGCTTTCCGCTATCTGGCGGTAGGGCTACGCGAGAACAACTGGTCAGACCGGCCGCCACAGATCATGGCCGACAGTAAGTACAACCCACTGGGGATGAGCTTGTAATGGGATTTTTAAGACCAAAGGTTCCAACACCTCCACCGCCTCCGCCGCCACCTCCGCCGCCCGTGGTCCCTGAGCCGACTGTCAGGCCGAATGACCCTGTCGAGGTTGCAAAGCGCAGGGCCAAGGATCCGAAGGCTGTGAGCCGGGCTAAGACCGTCAAGACCAGTGCGCGCGGCGTCATTGAGGATGCACCCCTGGAATATGCCAGCCTGATGGGCAAGGCGAAGAAGAAGGAGGCCAGCTGATGGGCGGCCCGGTAGCAGAAGACAGCGGACGCGATAACCGCGCGGCTGTCAATCAGGTCGCAGCCAGGCAGCGTCGAGCTGAGGCGAATCGCTTGCCAGGAACCCTGGGAGCCATCCAGGGCGCCATAGGTGACATGAACCGCCGGAATATTACACGAGGCCTGGAGCTCGGCGGCGAGGCTGTCAGGGATGATCGCGGCCAGGTTGTCGGCGTCATCAACACCAACAGGATGGGCGCCAGGGTTTATTCAGGCCGAGGAGAGTTCAACCCGTTTGCGCCACCCGATATGAGCAGCGACAACGATCAGCCGAGAGCAGCATCAGCTGCAGCTCCGCCTCCAGCAGCTCCGCCGCCCGCTAGTGCGCCGCCTTCATCTCCCGGCGGAGGCGCGCCAGGCTCCTCCGGCCCGGCCGCGCCGGCGGCGGACCCTGTTCAGCCTCGCTCGGTTGTCAGGGGCGCCACAGAGACCGCAGCCGCAGCCAGGGGCAGATCTAGCCCCTACAGGCAGGGCAGACGTACCAGGAGCATCCTGACGAGCTCACGCGGCGTCCTGGGCGCTGCGCCAACAGAAAAGAAACAGCTTCTAGGGAGCTAACATGGCCGTGGATGACAACGCAGCCATGCTGCTGAAACGCTTTGGCAGCCTGGAAAACCAGCGCCAAACCTGGGAAAGCCACTGGCAAGAGATTGCTGATTACGTCGTGCCGCGCAAGGCAGACGTGACAAAGGTCAGATCTCCTGGTGACAAGCGCTCCGAGCTGATCTTCGACGGCACCGCCATCCATGCGGCCGAGCTGCTCAGCGCCTCGCTGCACGGGATGCTGACCAACGCCTCGACCAGCTGGTTCTCACTGAGCTTTGGTGACCGCGAGCTCGATGGCGATGACGAAGCCAGGGAGTGGCTGCAGTCTGTCGAAGACGTGATGTATAACAGCTTCAATCGCTCCAACTTCCAGGAGCAGATCCACGAGCTGTATCACGATCTGATTACATTCGGCACGGCCGTCATGTTCGTTGAGGCAGATGATGATTTCTCTCTGCGCTTTTCGACCAGGCACATATCCGAGTGCTATCTTTCAGAAGACCAGAATGGCCGCGTCGATACCGTCTATCGCAAGTTCAAGATGCCGGCGAGGGCCGTGATGGCGCGCTTTGGCGCTGAGAACGTCAGCCCGAAGATGCTGAAAAAAGCCGACACAGATCCTTATCAGATGATGACCCTGATCCACGCCGTCTATAAGCGCGACGAGCGGGACGTGACCAAGGTGGACAGCCAGAACAAGCCTATCGCGTCGGTCTATCTGGATCCCGAGGAGAAGATCATCATCAGCGAAGGGGGCTTTGATGAGTTCCCATATATGGCACCCAGGTTCCTCAAGAGCTCTTTCGAGATCGGATACGGCCGCAGCCCGAGCATGACAGCCCTGGCTGACATCAAGATGCTGAACAAGATGTCCGAGGTGACGATCCGCGCTGCACAGAAACAGGTGGATCCGCCGCTCCTGGTGCCAGACGACGGCTTCATCCTGCCGGTCAGGACCGTGCCAGGCGGCCTCAATTTCTATCGCAGCGGGACACGCGACCGCATCGAACCACTAAATATAGGGGCTAATAACCCTCTGGGCCTCAACATGGAGGAACAGCGCCGCCAGGCAATAAGGGCAGCCTTCTATGTCGATCAGCTGATCCTGGGCCAGGGACCGCAGATGACCGCCACCGAGGTTGTGCAGCGGACAGAAGAGAAGATGCGCCTCCTGGGCCCGGTCATGGGCCGGATGCAAGCCGAGCTGCTGCAGCCGCTTATCAGCAGGACCTACAACATCCTGGCCAGAAACAAGGCCTTTGCGCCGGCACCGGAGTTCATGCGCGACAGAAACATCGAGATCGAATATGTGAGCCCACTGGCCAAAGCACAGCGCCAGGGCGACATCCAGGCGCTGACCAGGCTGCTCGAGCTAATGATGCCGCTCACCCAGATTGACCCGTCCATCATGGACTACATCGACACAGACGGCGTCTCGAAGCACATCATCAAGGTGCTCGGCATCCCGGCAACAGCCATCAAGGGCGACCAGCAAGTTACCCAGGAACGCCAGCAGCGCGCCCAGGCACAGCAAGCCCAGGCTCAGCAGCAGCAGCTGACCGAGCAAGCCCAGGCAGCTGGGGCAGCGGCGCCGTTTATTGAGGCGACCAAGCAATGACGCCGGAAGATACCAGGGAGCTCTACAAGGAGGTCTTCACGTCAGTTCAAGGGGAGCGGATCCTCGAGGATCTGGGCGTGAGGTTTTGTGAACATTCTTCAACCTTCTCTGTAGATCCCAACGAAACAGCCTACCGTGAGGGGCAGCGCACGGTGGTTCTGTTCATCAAGTCGATGCTGCGCGACCATAAACAGCTAGAGGAAATGGCACAGAATGAGTGAAGAACAGGTAGCGGAGGTCTCCACCGAGGAGGTAGCCCCGTCTGGCACCAGCGAAGACTGGCGCTCAATGATCCCCGAGGAGATCCGGGATCACAAATCACTTTTAACCATCCAGGATGTTGGTAGCCTGGCGAAGGGCTTTGTCCACGCACAATCCATGATCGGCGCTGACAAGATTGCGCTTCCAGGTAAATCGTCCACTGCTGACGATTGGAACGCCGTCTACAGCAAGCTCGGGCGTCCAGAGGACCCTAGCGGCTACCAGATCAACTACACCCCTCCAGAGGGCGTCCAGCCGGACGACGGGGTGGTTCAGTGGTTTATGGGCGTGGCCCATGAGGCCGGGCTCAACAACGCCCAGGCGCAGACGATCATGGACGCTTATGGCGGACGGCTCGGCGAGCTCGTCGGACAGGACCAGGCACATAGCGAGCAGATCCAGGCAGACACAGAGCTCGAGCTCAAGCGCGAGTGGGGCGAGGCCTATGACGATCAGCTGGGCCTGGCCAACGCAGCGCTCGAGACTTTCGGTGAGCTTGACTTTGCAGAGACACCCATGCCGGACGGCACGATGCTGGGCGACAACCCGTCCTTCATCCGATTCCTGGCAAACATCGGATCTTTCATCCATGAGAAAGTGTCGGAGGACACGCTCGAAGGGGTGAAGATGACAGGCGGACAGACGCCTGACGAAATGCGTGAAGAGCTGGCTCAGCTGCGCGCACCTGGCACCCCGTACTGGGACAACAGGCATCCAGAGCACGACTTCCAGGTGAGGAGGGCTTACGAGATCGAAGAGAAGATCGCAGCCATCTCTGCCTAGTCTGTAACGCAGGACAAGCTCCGGCCCCTGCAAACACAGACACAAAAACCAGGACAAGCCCCAGGCCCCTGGCGGACGCAGCCGTAAACTGTACGAACCTTTCGTCCGGCGGTCGCCGGGTAGCGAGCAATCAAAACGCTAGTGTGAAAGGAGAGCAACATGAGTGCTCAAATCACCACCGCGTTTTCCCAGCAGTTTTCGACCAACGTCCAGCTCCTGTCTCAGCAGCGTGGCTCCATTCTTCGGGGCGGCGTATCTGAGGAGAGCGTCACGGGCGAAAAGGCTTTCTTCGACCAGGTCGGAGCAGCCGCTGCTGTGAAGCGCACCTCGCGCCACGGGGACACCCCCGTCGTCGAGACCCCCCATTCGAGACGAATGGTCACGATGGATTCGTATGAATGGGCTGACTTGATCGATGATGCTGACAAGGTCCGCATGTTGATCGATCCGACATCAACCTATGCTCAGGCAGCTGCTGCTGCAATGGGCCGGGCGATGGATGATGCCATCATCACCGCCGCAACAGGAACCGCCAAGACAGGCAAGTCCGGTTCGACCAGCACCTCGATGCTGTCCGCAAACCAGATTGCCAACGGCTCGGCTGACCTGACCGTGGCAAAGCTGATCCAGGCAAAGAAGATCCTCGACAATGGTTCGGTGGATCCTTCGATCCCTC